TGGTGGAACTGGAGGTGGTGGAACTGGAGGTGGTGGAAATGATATTGTAATGTCATTAACGACAAATAATCAAACACCGTCGAGATCCAACCAGGTAAATAATCAGTTAGCTTTATCCGGACAACCGTTAAATGCTGCTGGGTTACCAGTTCCTAATAATACCGCACAGAACATTAAAGTCCCCACTGGTGTGGTTGGGGGTCCCTTAAATAGTTCGTCGACGAATAATTCTACAAATAATTTGGTAACCAACATTGGAGGAATCAACGGCACTAACTCACAAAATATATTGACAAATTTACCACCAAAACCTCCAACATCAAACGGACCAATACAAGAAGCACCTAGTGCTCAAGATATTACAACGACTAATAATGTATTTCAACAAATTAACAGAGACACATAATGGCAGAAAATTCAATTAGAACTCAAGGTAGACCTGGACAATATAAATTTGACAGAGGTGGTTCACCCAGTGAAATGGGTCCATATATCGGAGTGATCGTTAATAATGTGGACCCAACTCGTAGTGGCAGACTACAAGTTTACATTGAGGAATTCGGTGACACCAAACAAACTGGTAAACCAAACCTTGAAGACAAAACATTGTGGAGGACAGTTAGTTACTGTCCACCGTTCTTTGGCACTACTCCTAGATCTGATACCTTAGGTGCAAACAACAGTGTTGGTGAATACACGGTTAATAACAATAGTTACGGTATGTGGTTTGTACCACCGGATATTGGTGTTCGTGTACTGTGTTTCTTTGTATCTGGTGATCCTAATCAAGGATATTATGTTGGTTGTATACCACAACCACAATGTAATCAGATGGTTCCGTCAATTGGCGCTGTACCTAAAGAAGAAAGACAAACTAATAATGACGCTCAGTTGTCTTATTTTAATAAAACACCACAAGTGCCAGTAACTGAGATTAACATTGCGAATGAAGGTATAACAAACGATCCTAAATTCTTTGACAAGAAAAAACCAATACATTCATATGTTGCGATGACATTGTTCCAACAGGGTTTAGTCGACGACACTGTTAGAGGTTCAGTAAATTCAAGCAGTCAAAGAGAAAGTCCTAGTCAATGTTTTGGTATCAGCACTCCTGGTAGATTTATCTACCAAGGAAATTTACCCTACGACAAGACATTCCTTCGTGATGTTCAGAACGAAACCCCAGAGGGCGCACAAATTATTGGTAGAAGAGGTGGACATAGTTTTGTTTTAGACGATGGCGATGCGGAAGGCAAAAGCGATATGATTCGTCTAAGAACCGCCAAAGGACATCAGATAACAATGAGTGATAATAACAACTGTTTTTACTTCATTCACGCCAATGGTCAGACTTGGTTGGAGTTTGGTCAAGAAGGAACGGTTGATGTGTTTTCTACCAACTCAGTAAATGTTAGAACTACAGGAACTATCAATCTTCACGCTGATGAAGATGTAAATATTTTTGCCGGTGGAAAGTTAAGTATGAAGAGCGTTAAGGGAACCACTCTTCAGAGTGACGCCACATTAGATTTAGCAAGTAAGGGATTGATGAGTATTTTTAGTCAGTTACAGATTGGTATCAAGTCAGAAGGAATTATTGGAGTTAGTACAACGGCAGTGTTTGGAGTTGACGCTGCTTTAGTTAATCTGGTTGGTGGTACTATTCTACTGAACAGTGGACCACCAACATTGGTAAGTCAACCAGTTGGGGTAACCGAATATATATTACCAGATACTGAGTTTCGTTCGGACAGTGGTTGGTTAGTCAATCCAACTAAGTTGAAAAGCATTGTTAGTAGAGCGCCAACACATGAACCATATCCATATCACAATCAGGGAGTTAAATTAAAAACCTCGTTAGAAAATGGTCAACCGTCAACCATGCCTGGATCACCACAAATGCCTTCTGGGTGGGAGATAACAAAACAATGAACAAGTTTGAATATACATTACCTTCTGGTGCCAAATTTATTTTGACGGCACCCCCTGGTTCAACGAAGGAACAAGCCGATGCTATATTCTATTCTCAAGTTGCTGCTGGTAACTTAGTAGGGTATGAACCAGGTCAGACCCTTAAAAATCTTACGGTTTCTCCGTTAACTTATGAGTTGAGTAGACAGTCACGAGGTACAGCTGGGGTGCCGGGTACAATAACAGCATCAACTAATACTCGTGGTCAAATCATTGCGTCACTGTATAACTCATTGACCAAAGGTGACTTCAATAGATATGATCCTTTTAACCCAAATCCGGGACCGGGACCAAATCCGGGACCGGGACCAAATCCGGGACCAGGACCGGGACCGGGACCAAATCCGGGACCGGGACCGGGACCAAACCCAGAACCAGGTCCACCTATTCCTGGACCAGTGCCTGCTGATAGAACTTGGAATGATACCGTTCCCATTGCTGGACCGGCTGGTGCTATTATAGCCCAGATTTTTGCTCAGACAGAAACTCCGAGTCAAGGTTATGATGGATATTTAAGTCCTACTGAAATTGCATTCATTGCTTCAATAGAACAAAATCTTCCTATTATTAACTCAATGCCGGATTTAACGGATGTCCCTATTCTGAAACCAGTGGATCAGACAGATGTTATGTTAGCAAAGGGAGAAAGAATTTCCCCAACACCAGTTTCTGTGTTATCACCGTTTCAAGTTCAAGCATTACAGGCTCAGATAGTAAATTTAGTTGAACAACCATTTGTTGAAATATCACAAGAAAAAGGAGTGGGTAAATTTGGTCTGACCTGTTATCAGTTAGAAAAGACAGGTTATGTTAAACCAGGTACTTCTGCTAGATATATTGATCTTTCTCCAGTAGATTTTGTTAAGGTAATGAATAGTCCTAGTTTATGGACTGGTAAAAATGGTGTGAGAACCCTTGACCAGTATCTTTCCAAACAAAATTTACAAGATTCAACCAATAATGCATTACTGCAACAAGGTTATCAAGCAATGGTTGCTTCGGGAATTATTACAGATGTTCCTGAACAAGAAGTGACATACGACAGTTCATGGATATTTACTGACACAGGGTTACAACCATTGGGTTCTAAGTCGGTATTTGTTAGTCAGGACAACAGAACAGTTGGTGATGGAACTTTTAGTTTAGTTCCAACAGCTTCATACGACACACTGAATACAGGGGTAACTGATGAAAATGCTACAAATAATTTGGATTTAGCTCAGTACAACTTTAATAGAGTTCAGAATGACACTGTTAACGAGGTAGATAAAAATTTAGGTGCGTTAATATCAGCATCAGGTAAATTTGGACCTGAGATAACATCAGTATGGGCAGCGGCCGGCAATCAAAATGCATTCAACCAAGTAATTCAGACTTCATTGAATACTAATAATAGCAGAAACACATTCTTGAATCAGTTGGGTGGAGTATCTTCATTATTTAATGGTACGGTTAATTCGGTCAATCCTATTGTAGGCGTTATACCATATTCCCAAACAACGAGGAACGCTACTAGTGGATTATCTTCTGGAACTGTTCAATCATTGTTAAATTCAATGACACAAATAAGTTCTGGACTAAATTCGTATGGTAAATCAGCTCAGTATGCTATTAATTATACTAATCAATATTCAACCATTGGTGATGTTATCAATTACAATGACTTGAATGATTTATTCAATAGTTCCGGAACAAGATCAATATCTGATTTGTTATTACAACAGATAAACCCAACTGATTTTCTTAACAGTTTTGGTAATTTTAATCCTAGTGCAATTAACAGTATTACAGATGTTGGTAATATATCAGATATATTAAGTTTCGCTGGTATGTTTGGTAATTTGGGAAGTTTATTAGGATCGCTTCAAATATTTGGTAATCTATTTGGCGGTAATAACGCTTTTGTAAGTGGTATAGTACCTGGTATAGGATATAGTGACACTGTAAATAGAAGTACAGTTGATATTGCTAGTCAAAAAATATTAGGAAATCCCAAGATACCTCAACCAGTTTATTCCTACCCAGGAAATTTCTGGACGAAAATAATATCAGATATCACAAAGGCAAATCAATCGTTAAGCGACACCGCTAAATTAGGTGATGCTTTTGTACCAGGCGTTTCTAAAATTTATTATAGTGGTTAAAATATGACAACATTCGTTGGTTATTCTTCAATTAACAAAAACAAAAATTTCACTTTAGTAGGTGACGACTTAGTCAGACGAGATTTATTAAATGCGTTTAACATTCGTCAAGGTGAAGTTCCTGGTAAACCAAATTATGGTACTACACTGATGAGTTATGTATTTGAAACTCAGACTCAGGACACTGAACGAGCTATATTAAACGAGGTTCAACGAGTATGTGCTCAAGATCCTAGGATTTTTTTGAATTCTGCTCAGTTATTCCCACAACAGAATGGAGTGCTTATTCAGTTAGCTATTACTATTGTACCTGCTACTGAGGCTCAATTATTGAATCTTTTTATGAATCAGAATACCAGATCTGCTGAATATATCTAACAAAAACAGTTAAAAACGAGGTTTTAGTTAACGATAAATACTCTTATCATAATATCGGAGTAATTGATTGTGGCAAAAACACTCAGACAAACCTCAATTTTTGGAGTAGCAGATTGGAAAAAGATTTATCAGACTTATCAGGAAGCAGATTTCCAGAGTTTTGACTTTGAGTCGCTTAGGAAAACATTTGTTGATTATTTAACGACTTATTATCCTGAGACATTCAATGATTATATAGAAAGTTCTGAGTTTATCGCATTGTTAGATGTTATGGCCTTTATGGGTCAATCTTTGGCGTTTCGCAACGATTTAAATGCTCGTGAAAATTACATAGACACTGCCGAAAGACGAGACAGTGTTGTTAGATTGGCAAATTTAGTTAGTTATACTCCCAAAAGAAATACAGCGGCTCAAGGATTTATAAAGATTTTAAGTGTTCAGACCACTGAAAATGTCTACGACTATAATGGTTTGAACTTATCAAATATTCTAGTTAACTGGGCTGACCCTAGTAACTATTACTGGCAAGAACAGTTCACCACTATTATTAATGCAGCATTAGTTGATTCCCAAAAAGTAGGTCGTCCAGGAAACAGTGTTGATATTTTAGGAGTTAATACCAATCAGTACGGTATTAATTTTGTACCTGGTTATTTGCCTATTGTTCCATTTACATCGACCATTGATGGTATTAGTATGCCATTTGAGGTGGTAAATGTCGTGGCCACCAGTGCTGGTTTGATTTATGAACCTAGTCCTCAACCTACTGGTATATTCAATATGCTTTATCGTAATGATGGGTTAGGATATGGCAGTGCAAATACTGGTTATTTCTTTGCCTTCAAACAAGGTGTATTGCAAAGTCAGAACTTCAATCTGCCTGAAAGAATTTCAAATAGAACAGTAGATATTAATATTGAGGGAATCAATAATCAAGATCGTTGGTTATTTCAGGTTGACAATGTTGGTAGTATTGCTAAAGAATGGGTTTATGTAGAAAACATTTATACTGCCGCAACAGAACAGTTAGCTCCAGACCAAAGAAGTATTTTTTCGGTTACCAGCAGATCCAACGATCAAATTACATTGATTTTTGGTGATGGTGTTTTCAGCGAAATACCTGTTGGACTATATAAGTGTTATGTAAGAGCCAGTAATGGTTTAGAATATATTATTAACCCTGTTAATATGCAGAGCGTTATTATTCCTATTAATTATGTTAGTCGTTCTGGACAAATTGAAACTATTACTTTTACTTGTGGTCTTACTGAACCGGTTACTAATGCTCAGACTAGAGAATCTATTCAAGAAATTAAACAACGAGCTCCGTCTAGATACTACACACAGAATAGAATGGTTAATGGTGAAGACTACACTAATTTTCCGTTTACTTCTTATAATAGTATTGTAAAAAGTTCGGCTGTTAATAGAACCAGTGTTGGTATCAGTAGAAATTTAGATCTAGTTGATCCAACTGGAAAATATTCCAGTACAAATATTTTTAGCAGTGACGGTGCTATCTATGAAAACAATGATCTTCCCAGTTTAGAATTTACCTGGTTATCTAGCAATGAAATCTACAATGGAATTGCGAATGAGATAAACCCAAAGGCAGCGTCAGTTCAATCTAGACAGTTTTATTATGCTAATTACCCTAGATCTAGTTTGGAATCATTGGACCTTCATTGGGTAGAAAGTACTAGGATGGTAAATGAAACCACTGGTTATTTTGCCAACGGCAAAAACATACCCGTGTCCATTGGACAGTTTTCAACACCTAACACAAAGTATATTCAGGTAGGGTCTTTGGTCAAATTCAGAGCACCCACTGGATATTATTTCAATGACGAAAATCAGTTGGTGCAAGGTCTGATAGGAGCGGTAGAAGGAAAGGAATTTATCTGGGCATCACCAAATGCTATCTATGGTGATGGTACATCCCAGGGACTTGGTAACTTATTGACCGGTCAGGGACCAGTAGTACTAGATACTTTTGTTCCAACTGGAGCAATACCTAGTATTGTTATTCCTATTTTTGCTACTGACATTCCAAATAGTGTTATTGACCAAGTAGTCCAACAGATATTATTAAATCGTAACTTTGGTCTAGGTTATAATAATGGTATGAATGGAGACGGAACTAATAATACTAATACTATTGGATGGTATTTAATTACTGCCGGAAACTTAGCGGTAGATAGTAATTTTAGTTTGGAATATGCAGGTAATACTGAAGGGTTAAACTTAGATGCTAGTTGGTTTATTCAAGGAACAGTCACTGATGGTAAATATACTGTAGTTACTAGGTCTCTTGAATACTTCTTTGGTAGTGTTATTCAGACAAGATTCTTCTTCTATACTGATCAACCTATATATGACCCCAAATCAGGAACGGTTATCAAAGACTTTATTAAAGTATTAAAGTCCAATAGTCTTCCCGATAGTAATTATCCTCTTCCAGAAAACATCACGATGCCTATCATTGCTCAACCAGTTGAAAGTGATGGATATGTGGATGATTTCCAAGTAGTAGTGTCGTATGAACAAAATAATGCTAACAATGTTCCTGTTGATCCAGATTTCTTTGATATCATTGTTCGTCCAGATGTCAGACCTTCGGCTAAATTAGTGTTCCTACAACAGACCGTTGATTTTGACAATTTAGAAAGATACTTGTTAGTAGAGAAGGGAATTGTAAATGTTAACTACCCTACTAAAAATGAAATTGAGTTACATAAAGAAGAGTATTTTGATGGTCAAGTATTTTATGCCTATGCTGAACTTGACGCTCTGATAACTAATCAGGTATTCTATAGAATAGTACAAGATTTTTCTGGTGTTAAAACATTGGTTGTTGATAATTCATTTATTGCTAGAATTGGTAGACAAGACTTATACTTCCAATATAGACACAATAGTTCATTGACTAATATTATTAATCCTGGTAGTACCAATATCATTGATTTATATGTTGTTACACTAGAATATTATAGATCTTATCAGAACTGGATCAAGGATTCTAGCGGTGTTATTCAGATGCCATTACCACCAACGATTAATTATTTAACCACGACTTATGCTAATCTACAAACTTATCGTATGATATCTGATAACTTAGTGATTAATTCGGTTGAGTTTAAACCATTGTTTGGAGCAAAAGCTGACGAAAGTTTACGAGGTATTATTAAAGTTATACCAGCACAAGGAACTGTCGTCAGTAATAGTGAAATAAGAAATTTAGTAGTAACATATATGGACAAATTTTTCTCTATTGACAATTGGGACTTTGGACAAACATTTTATTTCTCAGAGTTATCATCTTATATTCATGATAATATCGGTGATATTGTGGCATCTATTGTATTAGTTCCATTAAATATTCAGAAATCATTTGGTGATTTGTATGAAATCAGAGCAGAACCTAACCAAATTTTCGTTAATGCAGCAACAGTTAATGACATTGAAATAATTCAGTCATTGACCAGTACTAATATCAGAACGGCACCAGGGAGTGGAGTAATTTAATGGCAACAGTAAGAACCGTAGATTTTTTACCAGAGATTTTTCAAACCCCTGTTAATAAACAATTTTTAGCAGCCACTTTAGATCAAGTAGTTCAAAATCCAGATTTCAAAAGAACTCAGGGTTATATTGGGAATAAAATTGGTCCTGGAATTAATGCCAATGACATCTATATCAGTGAACCAACTAAACAAAGGGAGGATTATCAACTTGACCCTTGTGTAGTTTCATTAATACCTGACACCAATCAAAATGGCGATGTTATTACCTATCCAGGCATCACTGATACCATTAAACTTCAAGGCGGCACGGTTGACAATGCTGATCGTTTATTCAAAAGTGATTATTACTCTTGGGACCCGTTTGTTGATTTTGACAAATTAACAAACTATGCTCAATATTATTGGTTACCCGGTGGTCCTGCTCCTGTAGTAGTTTCCGCTACATCCATACCTACCACTGATGAATTTTATGTGACGAGAACTAGTAATGGTTACACATTTAATAGAGTTATTGGTAATGATCCAACTGTTACTTTAGTCCGTGGAGGACGATATAAATTTATTGTTGATCAGAGTTACAAAGAACAAACGGTATACACTGTTGGTGATATTACTCCAGTTCCGAATAGTGCGTTCGTTATTAATAGACAAAATAATCCTACTTTAACATTAGTAAGAGGACAGACATATCAATTTAATAATGTATGTTCAAGTCCATCGTCTTTTTATATCAAAACTAAACCAACCTTAGGTTTAACCGACACTTATGACACTGGTGTTATGAGAAATGGCGCAGTAGATGGATTAATTGCATTCACAGTTCCATTGACAGCACCAGATCAATTATATTATGTTTGTAGTGACAAATTTAATATGAGAGGTAATTTTAATGTAGTCGATCCTGTCCCAGGAACAGGACCAGGTTTTTGGATTCAAGCTCAACCTGGAGTATCTGGAACATTACCAGAAGCACATAATATTAGTAGTCGAGATGTATTGGGTGTTACTAATAATGGCACCAACACGGGTGAAATTATTTTTGATATACCGTTAGCCACAGACCAAGATTTTTATTATGAAGGATTAACATCAATAGGTCCTGTTGATCTATTATCTGATACACTGACTTATTCTGATTTACAAGGAATATCTGTAGAAGATTTCTTGTTATCTAACCCAGATGGTATAGATCAGATTACTAATCTTGATCGTCGGACAATAGTATTTCTTCAACCAGAATCGGGAGTTAATTATTGGGTTAAATGGTATGTTGAATATCAGATTATTCGTGAAATTCCTACTATTAATTTAATACCTATTCAGAATATAAATCCATTTGACAAATTTGACATTCTATTTGGAGATCAGTATTCAAGAACCGAATGGTATCGTAGTAATGACGATCAATATCTTAAAGTACCACTATTAACAGCGGTATTGGATACTTTATATTATCAAGATAGTTTGAATCCAAAT